CAACAGTAATATTATTGTTTTTTTCATATTTTTGTTTGTCTTGTGATAAAAGAAACATATCAGCTTGTATTTGTTCTATCATCACATCAATTTCATTATCAGTGGCTTTAGGGTGACTATATTTCATCACCCTCAGTTTATCAGATTGTTCTTTTATTCTATCAATCTTATTACAAAATTCACTAATCTTGTGTAACATTATTTTTTACCTTAACAAAAAAGTTTTTAATCGTGTTCCAATTTTTAGCGTTTTGTTCTTTACCTTGTTCCCAAGCATTTGCTTGATATTCTTTTATATCTTGCCATTCATTTGTTAACCAATCTTTTGTTTTTGTAACAGAATCAGCTTGTACTTTTGTTGATATGATAGCAAGTATTGTTAGTAACATCAATGTTCTCATACTTTTCTCCCAGCAGTTTTTAGGTCACTTTTAGAAACCACCATATAAGGACCTTTGTTATATGCTGGTAAGATAGAATACTGTTTACTAATTTCTAGTTTCCATCTCTCATCTTTTTTTGTACCACCGTTGCCCATATTAGGATTTGATTTTGGTTCTGGTACAAAATTCTGTTTTGGTCTTTGTTCGTTTAATAAAATATTTGTTGATTGTCTTTTAGCAAGAATAATTTTACCTTTGTTGTTTACATTTAAACCTAAACTCTTTAACCACTTAATATGGTCTTTTAATGCTGATACGTAAGACTTCGTAGGTTTTTTATTACGAAGTTTACGAATCGCACCACTAGAGTTATGTGTATAAATTAAACTCATAATTAATCGTTAACTGATTCTATATCTTTTTCTTTAGACTCATACATTTTTTCAGCATAAGTTTTACCAAACACTTTCAAATAAAAATGATCTCTAGGATTTGGTGATTGATAAGCAAGAAGTAAATTCTCAAAATTTACATCAACTAAATCATAGACTTCAGGATTTGTAGATTTTAATTTGATGTGGTCTTTAAAAAATTGTATTCTATTATCGTGTTTGTCATTTTCTTTTTCGTGTAATGACTTCTTTTTAGATAACTTAATATCAGCAAGTTTGGCTACTTCAAACTCTTTGAATAAAGTATCTCTATCGTATTTAAAGTTAGATTGTGGCATAGTCACGTCCTTTCATAATTAAAGTTAATACTAGTAATATACAGGAAAACATTGAAATTGTCAAGCATTTAAATAATGTAGTAAAATCAACGTTTTTTGTCATTTTTTTCTTCCGAGGATGACCGAGGATTGATGATTCGGTACGTCCACGTGTGTTTGTATGTCTATTTTCCAAGTGATTTATCAACTTCTAGTTGTATCGAAGTATCAATATTTGATTGTGTTTCTGCCCACTTTTCAAATTGATCTATCTCGTTTTGTAGTTTATCTCTATAGGAAATTAAAGTATCTTTAGCACTATCTGTTTTACCTTCATCTATTTGGTCAAGTGCTAAGTTTAATATATCAATGGTTGCTATTTCATTAATCATTTATATTCTCCTCATTATTTTTACTTTTAATTACATTTTCAATTTGGTCAAAATAACACCAGTAGGTACCATTTTCACCTGTGTATGTAACAGCACCAACATAATTTAAATCTGTATCATATGTTTGAGCATTTAAACTTGTATCATTTTCAGCTGCTATGTCTGTTTTTTCTGTAGCAATACCGATATTAATAATCTCACCTACTCTACCGTGATTGCCTTGTATTGTGTCACCAACATTTATTATCATAATGTACTCCTTTGTTTAATTTAATTTCGTTTCGCCCTCACTACTCATTAACAATATAATATAGTGAATAGCTTTTAATAAATCTTTTCTATTCTTGCCACCTTTTTTACCATATCTACATAAGTATTTGATAGCATTGGCTTGACAAAAATCTTTATCAATACCTAATTGTCTTAACATATCTTGTACTTGAAATCCGTCTTTTGTGGTACTATAGTGTTCGCCATACGTACTTGTGATATAATCGGATATTTCTTGTATTATTTTGTCTTCATTATATTTCATATAACTCCTTAATGTAATGTTTTATTTTTAAGAGCAATATTATTCTCATCTACGTATAACATCAGGTCATCTACGATAACAGGATAATTTACATCTTCAAAAATCTGACCACCGAAACCTTTAGCAATCTGACTTAGTGCTTCTGAAAAATATTCAGCAACAGTTTCAGGTTTAGTTTCAATTTGAACGCCTTTATCAAGTTCAATAACTCTACCTTCAGTATAATCTTTATAAGCACTTTTAGCTTCTTGTACTAATATATCTCTAAACTTACTTGGCTCGTAATGTTCTTTTTCAAAATTAGCATAATCTAACATATTCATCTTACAGTGTTCTCCTTTATTACTTGTTGTGTTAATTCTTTATCAAAATCGTATTTAAAAAATTGTCTTTGATACATTTGACCATAATCATTAAATAAATGATTCTCATCATTATAGCCAGCAACATCATACACATCACCGTAAGTTCTATAGTATTCGTCACCTGTAATCATTTCTACTTTAGAAGTACCAGTAAAATTGGTTGCTGTTTCTTTGTAATTTTTATCACAATACGCTTTTACTTTATCTTTTAAAGATTGTGAATTTAAACGATTTAATTGTGATAATGATACGTTTCTAAAAATTGTGTGATAAGAAAAGAAGTAAGGATCGTATTTTTCTTCACTATCATAATATTCTCTAGCATAAACTAAATGTAAAGTACCTTGTTTTGTCATCATACGTATAATATACAGGAGTTTTTTCTATAAATCAAGCACTTTTTTTACTTTTTTTAATCAAAAAACCCTTATTTTTCAATGCTTTATAGGGTGTGACAGTTTGTCAACCTATATGTTCTTATTTTGTTCTACTATTTCCAGTTATTTTTGACCCATTCTTGTTTCGAATCGTGTGGATTTGGACTGCCGTGAAAGACACATACCTTAGCTTCTGGATGCTGTTCAAAGGTCCATTTATCTTTATGATACCTAGTTCCTGATCTGTCATACCATTTATATGATTGTGTCCAACTGTCTGGAAATGAAATGGTATCTTTATGTTTCTTTATTAAATCTGATATGATATTTTGGTCACCGTGATGTTTTTTAAAATCACTTCGTCTTTTTATATATTCTTCCCATATCAATTTACTTGTAGTTGTATTATTAAACTTCATTATACTAGAATTAAAATCACCACTACTAGGATTAAAGTCGTTCATACCTACAAAATTATGATCTTTACCATAAGTAAAAAAACAATCTATGTTTTTAACTATCACTACGTCTAAGTCCATATATAATGTATTACCAATCAGATTAGCTTCTGGACTAAACAATTGTAGTTTATTAAACCAACCTTTAAAGTCGTGTCTTTGAAATTGACGAAATATTATTTTATGACCTGGTAGTGTTCTTTTTAGTCTTCTTTGAATAATGGTACTATCAGTAAAACAAATAAAGTTATGTGGTAATGTTGTATGACGTTGTACCATATTATATAACTTTTCAACATATTCTATTAAGTATTTGTCGCCGTAGTAAACACAAGCAAAATTTAAATTAACCAATTCCATATTGCCCTCAATGCTAATAATAAGTACATTAGTTCCATTAATGCTCTAGGTATGTCTTTATCTTTTATACCCATATAAATCCATATACTACAAGATACACAAGCAACTGTCCAACCTAACCATTGTGTTGTAACATCAGCATCGGATAATATAAAAGCACTTATGATTGCTAATATAAAACCTGTCCAACGCCAACCGTCTATCTTTTGATAATATCTTATTTTCATCTTAAACCTTGTTTCATTAAAGTTTCATAAGCAAGACCACTTTCTATTTCAGGTATTGTAAATTGGTTTTCTACAACAAATTTAATCCATTCATTTATTGTTTTTCTACCAGGTCTTATAGGTTTATTAATCTTTGTAATATTTCTACTTGTAATTTGTGAAGTAACATTTAATTGATGTGTAAATGCTGGCACCATATTCATTACAGCATCTATTGCTGACAATGACATATTAGTTACTAAGGCGTGACAATCTTTTAAGTCATCTTTTATATCTGTATTCCAAAATTCATTACTAGGTCTAGGCTTTTGCCTTACTCGTATTTCTTTATCAGTCCACTTCTTTAATTCACCTGTAACTTGATACAACCAAGTTTCTTGGTCGATACCATTTATGTGATATGTTACAGTTGGAGATGAAGGACATACTAATATATGTTTTGTTTCACCAGTTAACCAACCTTTAAACTCTACATCTATACCTTTTGCTACTAATTCTGATACTCTACGACCATCACCAACGGCACCATTTTGTGTATGAATATTACCCTTACATATTCTAAAATATGTTCTATCTTTATCGTGTATTTTAGGTATAGGATACCTTGTGATTTGTTCTGTAAAATAACCTACATCAATATACCACCATTCTTCGCCTTTTGCTTTTACTTCAGCAATCTCTTTAGTATTATTACCACCCAATCCCCAAAAGAAATGTATAGGTCTATC